AGTGGCGACTAATGACCCATGAAACCTATAACCAGGAATGCCGCAAATGATTAAGTCACCTCTTAAGTGGGCTGGCGGTAAAACCCGCGTGTTGCCGGAGCTGCTGCAGCACTTACCTAAAGCCGATTGCTTGATTGAGCCCTTTGTAGGCAGTGGCACAGTTTTTATGAATACGGAATACCGCCGCTATGTGCTTTGTGACAGCAATCGCGCATTGATCAATTTCTTCCTCGCGCTCAGGGAAGACCCAGAAAGATTGATACTGATCGCCAGGAACGTATTCAGAAATGGCAATAACGAAGATAGCTATTACGAAGAGCGCAAGTTGTTCAACCACCTGTCGTGGGATAACGAGTGTGCAGATGATTACGTTGTACGGTGGGCGGCCTCATTTTTATACCTGAACCGCCACTGCTTTAACGGGCTTTATCGCACCAACAGGGATGGCGGCTTCAATGTCCCCTTTGGCAGCTATAAGGAGCCTTATTTCCCAGAAGCCGAAATGCGCTTGTTTGCTGAAAAGGCGCGGGATACTCACGCGCTCTTTCTTTGTAATGATTTTCGTACTTCTATTCCGTACGTTGCAAGGAACCGCCTGGACTCCGTGATTTACTGCGATCCGCCGTACATCCCGACTAGCAAAACAGCCAATTTTACTGCTTACGGCAAGCCATTTACCCTGGACGATCACCGCGCTTTGGTTACGGCGCTACTTGACGTTAATTGCCAGCATGGCACGCGCTCGGTCATCTCGAATAGCGACACACCAGAAACACGCCAGATCTACTCCGCTTTCAATCTCCACGCCTTCAGAGTTCGACGTTCCGTTAGCGCCAAAACCCGCCATATGGCCGGTGAAGTGATTGGCGTACTTCGCGTGTGCGGCGGTTGCGGTCGTTCTGGTGGTGGAGGTTGCCCGGACTGTGGGGCGGTGATGGGCGATGCGGCATATGCCGAAATGTTTGGCGTGCTGGCTTGTTGTGGCGTAGCCCAGGCAAAATAAGATAACGACGGTGAGCTATGCCTGATTCCACAGCCCTGGCATGGAGCTGGAATGCCCAACGGCGGGCTATTAATCCAAGCAACGCCGAAGAGTCTGCAATTGAGTATCTCACCCCAAAAGGCGAGCGTAAGGCACTTGCCTATAGCGATCTTGTTGATGTTGTTTATCGGGTACCGTTGCGCCCTCGTGATGGGGAGGCGCGCAGGGCATTTGATCGCACAAGACTGGCGCGTCATCTGCGGCGCCGCGTCCAGGCTCTCCCTGCGTTTATCCGCAAGCGCTTTTCAATGCACCTTGAAACTCTGGACCGTAGGGACCGGAAAGAGGCTGTACGCTGGTTATTCAACACGTTTGAGCGCCATGTATTGCGTCGTGTTGATGCGGTAAACGCACAATATCTGCCGCAAAGTAATCTGCCTGCAATTCTCTTTCCACTACGTGATGATTTTCATCTGCTGCCATGGGCAGATAAAAAGAGCCTGAAACGACTGGCCTATAGGCTCGCCAATCTGATGAAAAGCGAGTTTATGCGCGAGTTTGATTTTCGGTACGAGAAAACGGCAGATGTGGAGTTTTCCACGATCTACGCTTACGGCGCTATTGCCAGTAAAGCGTCCTCACTCAATATTGCGATCCCTGGCTGGAAACAGTATTGCGATGAAGCACTGACAGCAGAAGATGCATTGAGTGTTATTGCCAGACTTCAAACGGAAAAGTGGTGGCTAGGTAAGCTCCGCAAAATCCATGACCGCTGGCGCGAGCACCTCCTGATCGCCACTAGCTACGTCAGCAAAGTGGCATCACCCTATTGCTCTGAGCCTTGCCTCAGGGAGTGGATAGCACAAAAAAAAGCCAACTTTGAATACCTTCAGGCGATGGAGCTGGAAGACCAGGACACTGGGGAGCGTACCTCCATGCTCGATAAGGTCATGGGCAGCGTTTCCAACCCGAAGATCGCCCGTCATGAATTGATGGTGCGCATGCGCGGTTTTGAGGATATGGCTAACGAGATGGGACTGGTTGGCATGTTCTACACGTTGACCGCACCGTCACGTTATCACGCCACACATGTGCATTCCGGCAAGCGCAACGATAAATACTGCAATGCCAGCCCACGCAAAACTCAAAAGTACCTTTGCAACGTCTGGTCACGTGTACGCGCCAAATGGGGAAGGGAAGGCATCCGCACATTTGGTTTCCGTGTAGCCGAACCACACCACGACGGAACGCCGCACTGGCACCTGCTGTTATTTCTCCGCCCGGAAGAGGTGGAGCTTGCCACTGATATTTTTCATGAGTACGCCCTCCAGGTTGATGGAAGCGAACCCGGCGCGGCTCAGTATCGTTTTACTGCCAAACCAATTGATGAAGAGTTTGGATCGGCAACGGGATACATCGCAAAGTACATCTCAAAAAATATCGACGGTTATGGAATGGATGGCGAGTTTGATCACGAGTCAGGCAAACCCGTTAAAGAGATGGCAAAGCGCGTGCGGGCGTGGGCTTCACGCTGGAGTATTCGCCAGTTTCAACAGATTGGCGGCGCGCCTGTATCCACATGGCGCGAGCTAAGGCGCCTAGGAAGTCGTGAGCTTGTCTTGCACCCGGAACTTGAAGCTGCCCGTGCTGCTGCTGATGCGCCCGACTGGCCGGGATACGTCAACGCCCAGGGCGGCCCGTTTGTAACTCGCGATTGTTTGCGTGTTCGTCTCAATTACGAATACACCGAAAACGGCAATGATTATGGTGACACAGTCGCCAAAATCAGCGGCGTCTATTGTCCTTTTACGGTCAGTGAATCGGTCATTTATACCCGCACCAACGATTACAAAATCGTACCGAAGCATAAGCCATCGTCGGTCGAGAATTTGACCTTAGAAGGCCGCGACGCGGCCCCTTGGAGTTCTGTCAATAACTGTACGGGTCGCGCCGAATCGGACAAAAAACCACCGCGAGAAACGGCGATGTCAGCTTATAAAAGCTCGCCCCACGACAGTTCAGTGACAGAACTTCCGCTGGATATTGAATATTTAAAGCGATATTCACGCCAGCAAAGGCAGGAGATCACCGGCCGGCTAAGAAAATCTGCCCGAGAAAACTCAGATCAAACCTTCATGCGTACCGCGCGTGGCATGCGCACGTCGATTGATGACGAAACCGCGCTGGCATGGGGGCCAAAAGTCACAGCCGTGAAAGATATGTGCCTGACGCCGGAAGAGGCAGAGCAGCGCTGGCGTGAGCAGTTACAGCTCGAAGCGAAACGGCGGGCAGATAACTATTCCGCTGCGGTTTCGGAATACCAAAAGAAAAAGTCAGAGGTAGAATTACTTCAACAGAACGGCACGGCAGCGAACGGCGAGGGGCGAAATTCACCGCAGCAAGGCATTAGCGGGATCTCGCAAACACTGCCTGACCACGCGATCGCCGAACTGAATAGACGTAATATCGTTATCAGTGACGGGGAGGTTAAATTGTTAGTAGGTGGCTGCATTCTGTCGCGTGGCGAAATGGAATTTGCCATCAGAGAAGGAGAGTTAATAGTTGAGCGCCGGTTGTTTAAACATGCCAACCATGCCCCGGCATCATTAACCAAACAAAGTGAGCTGCTTGATCGCTGTCAAAGGGCTCTCAGGAAGAAATTATGACCACGTTCAATGCAGAAATTCATGAAGATATCTTTACCTGGCTTAAAAAGAGTTCTCGCCCTGAGATAGTCCTGGATCTGCCATCAGTGCCTGCCCCAGGCGATAAGCTATGGCTGAAGAGTATGCGAGGTACACATATTGTCGAAACGGAAAGATGCACGATCGTGGAGTCGCGCCGCGTTTCGCGCCTGCGTCCTACTGTGCGCTTGGTGTTGGTATTGCATTAAATCATGAGTGCTATGAATCCCGCGAACAGGATTCCCTCCTGGAAAGGTGCCAGCATGTACCATTGTTAGAGATCATTCTTAGTCTCCAATCGGAACAAAACGGCTTTGTTGAATAAATCAGATTTCGGGTAAGTCTCCCCCGTAGCGGGTTGTGTTTTCAGGCAATACGCACGCTTTCAGGCATACCTGCTTTCGTCAT